CTACTAATCTAGTGAAATTTAATTGTCCTTGATTATTTAAAATAGAATAGCCTGCAATATAAGGCAAAATATTACCTTGATATTTAATATGATTTTTTTGAAATGATTGTAAGTTAGTTTCAAAATCATTTAATCTATTAATATTTTCTTGTTCATTAATTTTATAATCTTTATAAGTCTGAGGTATTAAAGGTAATCCCCATATTGCATTACCTAATATCGATACATTTTGATTATTAATAGAAGTAATTACAGGATTTAAAAATTGTCTAGGGACCTGACCTGGAATATATCGTCTGGAGCCAGTTTGTATTTGTTGCAACATGTTTTCAACTCAATATCATTTATAACAATAATTATTGAGTTTTCAAATAATACTGTTAAATTAAATTAATATTGTAAAACGCAATTATCAAATTTAATACCTAGATTAATTGTTAAAGGTGTACCTTCGTCATCATAACTTAATTCACCATAAGCAGCACTGGTTAATTGACAACCTTTCATATCCCATAATTCAATGACTGTACCTACAGGATCTAATAATTTAACCTGACAATCCCTCTTATAAAAGTCAGCATAACCTGCGCGACCAGAGACTGTTTCTTGATGGGTACGTACCCACTCCATCACTTGTTGAGCGCCTGATGGTGCAATGGGATCATATAATGTCACACTCAAATCGCCGAAAGTTACCTTACCAGCAATATGTCGTTGTGAATTAATATAATTAATTGTAGTACTACCTATTGTAATAGAAGGACGAGCTGCTGTCTTAATTAAAAAGGAATCAATCCCTTCAATTGCAAATACCCATCGATTCTGTCTTTTAGGTTCAAATTTATTTGGAATCATCTCCGCGACGCTTAATGTTTCTATCGCCATTTTTGTTTAATCTCCTAATGTTATTTTTTGTTATATAGATTAACTAGGTTAATCAATGGAATTTCTAACCTCAAAGTCAAGAGAAATAAATTCAATTGACTTGGTAGGTTGTAAATAAATCTTCCCACGAATGGTATTATTCTCAACGTCAATTTGTGTTGTAGTGCTAGTATCAATTTGCACTTTATATCTTTCAATCCCTTGCTGCGCTTGAATATTAGCCAAAATTGGTTCTACAGCACGAGAAAATGCTTTTAAAGTATCTTCTCTGTTAGGTTGGAATAAGAAAGTATTGGCAATCGCTTTCACACGACGACGTACATAAATTAACAAACGTCTTACATTAATACGATCCAACGCTGATGGATTCTTCAATAATGTCTTTTGACCAAATACATGCACTTGATCACGACCATTAGGAATATAGATAGGATTAATATCATTATCATATAACTCATCTAATTGTTCGCGCCCAATCGCAAATTCAGTCGCACTAGCATTTACTAAACCACGATTAATACCTGCAGGTGCATACCATGGACTATTACCACCAAAATCAGCGCGACTCATCACACCTAATGCTGCAACACTTGGGGGTACCTTAAGAGAACCGCCATTAGGTTTATTTAACATCACATCTGGGAAGAAACATGCTGCAAATGAAGTATCTAAACCACGTCCACTAAATTCATCAATAGTTTGTCCAACTGAAGGTTTATCTGTCGCATTAATAATGAAAGCACCATCTGCATTCTTTTGTTCAATATCCATAATATACATGGTATCAAATCTATTTTCTGCAGCTAAGGTCGCATAATTTGTCACAATTCTCTCACGAATACCAGGAACAACCAATAATTGAATTTCAGCTGCAGATTTATCAGTATAAACGTCGATACCTTGTTGATATGTTTCAATTACTGGACCAGTCTTAGCTGTGGTTTGACCTTCACGATAACAGGCCGCATCTTTCAAATAATGTTTATCTTCATCAAAAATATCTAAACCATCAAAACCACCTTGCATAAAGAAGGAGAATGATAAATATTTATTATTAGCTAAACTTAAGTCTTTATTCAATCTAAAGAAACGACGTCCAGCGACATTATCAGGTTCAGTATCACTATCTAAATCTGCATTTCTCAAGAAAATTGCATCACCCCAACGTTTATTATCAATCTTTAATGCAGTATCATTCTTATGTGTAATTGCAATTTTTTCTAAATGGAAGAAATTAGGATCATTGACATAATCCAATTCTTCAGTTAAAGAACCATCAATAATCACTGCTGACCAATTATTGGCAAAATATTTAGCATATGCAACTAAAGATTTATTGAACGTTTGTTCAATGTATTCTTTAAAACCATCATTACCTACATCAACATTTTCTTTCAAAGCAAATTTAACACCCCAAGGAATAATTTTTGCTTCCTTTTCATCATTAACTGTTTGAATAACTTTACCAATAGAACGTACCATAGGTACTGGTGGAATAATTAATTTATCAAAAGGATTATTCCCTGCAAATAAGTCATCTTCTGTAAAATTAGCATCACCATCATTATCAATAAATTTTAATTGTTTAATACCTGCAAAACCACATGGTAATGTTGAAGCATCCAAATCACCAGTAGCTACTTCACCTGATACTTCAACTCTTACAAATTTATTGGTTGGAGGATAGGAACCATCTTCTTGCAAACCAGGTTTAGTTGCATCAAAATCCCAATATATTCTCTTGTCACCAATGACACGGGCAATATAATTACTTGCACTTGCATCTAAACTTAAACGCTTCCAACTAGCTAATACAGTATTTTTTAAAGGATTAGCATCCCATTTTTGTAATGTCACATCAAATGTACCAAATCCACCAAATTCTCCAGGCGTCAAATTAGATATTAAAACCTTAACTTGCTTATTACCTATTTCACCATCATCCAAAGCATGGAAACGGAATAATTTAATAATACCATCACCCATACCATCATTATTAGCGCCATCTGCAACTAAACCAAAATCTTGACTAACAACCCATGGAGAAACTGCAGTTTGAAATCTATCATTAAAATCTTCATATGAACCTTTAATATCTGCAGGAATACAAAAGGCACCAGCTGGATCAACAGGATCGACTTCATTAACGCCTTCAGTAATTCTAACATCTACAATTTTACTATCAATATCATGATATGTATGTAAATAATGTCCAGTTTCTTCAATTTTATGTGGATCTGTATTTAATACTTTAAAAAAGTAATTTGATTTTGCAGGATTATAAGAACATTTAATTTGATTTAAATTACCAGTAAAACCTGATAAGAAAATAGTAAATTCTAAAGTACCTGTATCAATATCACCTACAGTATAACCACAACCTGGCGCTGCATCTGCAACTTGATCATCTTCATACGCAGTATTATTATTATTAGGACTAGTAGTATTATTTGACCAAATAGATTTTAATGAAGCTTTTACGCCATTAGGAGTCATTAAAATGCCACGAACTAACGGTACAACATTATTTACCCCAATACCTGTAATACCAGGTGTCTCAGATAAATAACGAGCGTTAGTTGTATCTGTAGCAAAATGTCCTAGCACATAGGTACGTCCAGTAAAATCTGCTACAAAAGCATCATCATCTTCATCTTCATGATTATAATTAGCTGATGGATTATCAATTACAACACCTTCATCACCTAATTTTTTAGCACCGACAGTAAAGCCAGCACTATCACCAACGCCTAAGAGACGTACAAAAGCACCTTGCCCTGGATTACCACTCATCCACTCACTCACCGCTAAAGGACCGTACAAATTGGAGTTTGAATCAAGACCTTTATCGGCAAAAGAGCCAAAAATATCTTGAAATTCTTGAATGTCGGCAAAAACTGTTGGTACGAATGCAGGACCACGCTTGGCACGCCCCACTACACCTGCTGGTGTCCCAGTGAGCACTCTATTTACTGGGGTAGGCGCTGATAAATCAATTTCCCTCATGGAAACTCTAGCTGAACCTTGTCCGGCCATAATAAATTCTCCTGTCTTTAACTTATCTTTTAATTTTTAATTATTTATCAACAGGAGTTTTTAATTAATTAATTCTAAATAAATTAAGCAAATGTCACGCCACTATTAGTTACAATAAAGTCCATCGCAATAAATTCCACAACACGAGTTGGCACCACTATAATTTTACCACTCAAAATATTTTGGTCAGCTTCCACTGGATCATTATTAATTACGACTCTAAAATTCTCAATCCCACTATTTCTTTGAATATTAGATAATAATGCATTAACTTTTGTTGCAAAATCTGTACGTACTGCTGCTGAATTAGGTTCAAATAATAAACGTTGAGCATATCTTTCAACACCACGTTTAATTTCAATCATCAGACGTCTGACATTCACACGACTCAAAGCGGTATTTGCTACTTGTAAAGTCTTTTGACCAAAAATTACATATTGATTTGATGGAAATGTTGCAATAGGATTAATCTTCGCTTCATATAAATCATCACGATCCTCAGCTTTTAATCTCACATTCACACCTTTAATACGAGAATTTAAACCATTTTCGAAACCTGCAGGTGCAAACCAAGGACGAATAACTTTAGAATTACCTTCACTCTTAGCCAAAGCACCTAATGCTACGATAGAAGAAGGACATTTAATAGTTCTCTTCACAACAGCACCAACTACTGGATCTGAGATATCTTCTAACATTACATCAGGAAAATATGAAGCAACATAACTGTTATCAAAATTACGTACACCTAACTTGGAAATAGTAGTAGTAACGTCAGCTTTCTTACCAGCATCTACTTTTTCATCATATAAACGAATACCATTTTTATCATAATGTGGCAAATCCATCAAATAAATAGCCTTACCATATTCTTCAATCTTACGAGCTGCATAATTGGTAATTAATGCTTCACGAATACCTGGTAATACCAAAATATGAATATTTGCAGTTGCTACTTCTAACATTTGATCTAAAGCTGCAGTATATGCCGCAATAATGTTATTAGTAAAACCAGTTCCTTGCATAATACCATTTAAAGTATCATTAGTTCCAGCTAAAGCACTTTCAAATCCTTCAACACTAGCTTTACCATTAACAGCAGGTACTTGCTCTGCATCTATTTCGGTACTACTAGCTCTATCATTCATATTCATAGAATCTTTATCAAAAATATTCAAACCATCAAAACCACCAAACATAGGTGATGTAAATTTAGATGCGACTGAAAACTTGTTAAATTTCTCTTTATTTTCAGATAAAACTGTCGCAAAGGTAACACGATCTCCTAAATTATCATCGGTAGGATTAATTGTATAATTTGTATTATTATAATCACCATTACGAATATATGCTGCTTCTTTAAATGCTAATGCGACAGATGATGATAGATTAGCAATATCAGTTGCTGCAAATGTAACACGAGCTAATGTAAATTTATTATTATTAAAATCATCAGCTTCTTTTGAATTTAAATCAAAAGTGGTTGGGTTTTGTGGTAATCCCATAAATTTACAATAATTCTCAACAATCTTATTAATTACATCACCGCTAGTGGCACGATTATTAGGTCTATCAATACCATTAATATTGAAATTCATTAAACCCCAATAAGCTCCAGTATTCACAGATTCATCAGAACCAGCCTGACCTAAATAATCATTTTGTGTATAATCTCTGTTTCCTGATGTAATCTTAAAACGATATGGTAATGGAGGTAATATCGCAGTATTTAAACCAGGTGTTCCGGAAGCGTCAGTAACTAAAGTATTATCTGTTTTAAGAACTGGTAAACCTCTAAAACCAAAAGGTAAAGCTTCATCTGGGATTTCATTATTTCTAACATCTGAAGACATAATAATTCTAATACGACTTGATTGATTAGGATTTTCACCATCGGTATATACACGACGTTCATCACTATTTTCCACATCAATATTATAATATGTCTTTTGATCACCAATTAATTTTGCAACGTAATTAGATGAAGTAGGATCAAGACTACAATTAGCATATGATTCTAAGACAACTGGATTTTCATCAGTATCATTTAAATCACGTAATTCGATATTAAAAGTTCCAAATTTATAATTAACATCAGTGGAAGCTCTTAAATTACTAATACTAATCTTATATTTTCCTGCAGCATATGAACCATCATCAATGGCTTCAAATGAAAACAAATCATATTCTTTATTACCAAAAGGTTGACTAATAAATTGTGTAGTTTTAGGGGTTGTAAAACGACTTCTAAAATTACCATAATCTGAATTGCCTCTTAATAATGCAACTTTATTTGCGCCAGCAGTAACTGTGCAAAAGTCATTATCAATTGGGAAGTGTAAATATAAAACATAACCATATTCATCAATTGCATATGGGTCAGTATTTAAAACATTAGCAATATAATTACTCTTATCAGGATCTAATGATACTGTCACACTTCTGGATTTAATATTTCCGTTATTTACAGAAACTGTTAAATTAAATTCTTTATCAGCAGTAATTGTGCCTTTATCACTATTTGATATTTGTAATTTACATTCTTTATGTAAGAAAAACATAGCTCGAATTAAATTAAAATTACCTATTGCATTAATACTATCATTTAAACTAAACATCCCAGAAGCTAAATCTTCATTGTTTTGTATTTGATGTGTTGCTGCTAATAATTGTACCCCTCCAAATCCGCCGTCTACTATACATTCAAAACCTGCGCTAGGTGAAGTGCCATCATTTTCCATTTTATCAGAACCTAAACCTAAAGTTCTGATGAATTGAATGGAAGCGTCAAAGGTGCCTGAGGTTTGAGGATCCTTACTCTTAAAAAACTCCGCCACTGCATGACCTGCCAATTTATCCTTCTGTATCTCTCCAAAGACCTTTTTATAATCGTCCATGGAATTTAAGATCACAGGTACGAAAGCTGGACCTTTTTCGGCTGGACCGATAATACCGACTGGAGATGAATTGGGCTCTTTTTTGGGTGGTTTGGATTGAATTTCGATTTCTCTTTCGAAAAACCCAGGTGATTTAAATACTTGCTCACTCATTACTTTTTCTCCTATTTCTAAACGTGAAAACTATTTTATATTGATAATTATTCAGAAGGAGACCGGTTTTATCATAATTTAGAGATTATTTAATATTTAACAAAATATTTTGCGCCGCAACACCACGATATGATGTCTCACCTTTCACCCGACTCACATTTGTAATTCCCATTTGTAAGGCTGAGGTCTGATTTGGATCTCGAGTATCATTCTGCGCAATATATCCTGGGCGATTCAATAATAAATTTAAAGCATTATTTCCAGGATTAATACCTACATTATCAGCAGCAAATGGGTCATCTTCAGCTTGTAAATCATCAAAGATATGGGAATCAATTTGATTACTAATTGGACCGCCAAATCCATGTAAAGGTAAAACAGCATTACTATCTTCATAGACATCAAAAGAAATCTGTGGTGCTGAAATAAATGACCTTAAGGCTGTTTTACCACCCATCATATTAGGTAAAATCACATAACCATTTACTTCCATAGTTAATGTCATTTTTACATAACGTTCATTTTCAGTCATTTCAGAAAAAGATGTTTCAGTATTTACTTGATCGCTAACAAATCCTGAAAACCAATAAGGTTTATCTGATTCTAATCGGAATTGTTGACTGACATTAATCGTATAGGATTTAATAATCGTTTCGAAAATACGATTGGCTTCTTGCTGAAAGTTAGTCCAAATAGCTATCTCATAATTAGCACCTACATAATTAATAGGTGGCATTTCAATCACTTCCCAAATATTATTAGAATTTAAATTTGGCATTAAACTTAAATTCTTTTTATTAATATCAACCTCATTTAAACCTTCTTCTTGTCCTAAAGTATTTTTAACATTTTCAAGATTTTCTTTATTACGTAATTGTTGTTCATATAAATCTTCAGCTGCAATACGACGTTTAATAATATGTGGTACCATAGCATTATCAGCTACGCCTTTAGGAGGACTTTGTACTAAAGAGGTTCTAGAAATAGCGATTAAAGGAAGAATCAATGCACCTGATTTATCTCTTAAAGGTTTCTTCTTACGTAAAATAGCAAAACGTTCGCCAGTAGCAAAAATAACAGGAATTCTTTTTCTTTCACCATCTAATTCATAAAATAAAGGTATTTCATCATTAAACAAATTAAAGACAGCTTTATCCATATCTTCCACACCGCAAGCTGGTACTTGTAATCCTGTAAAATTGACACCTTCATATCCTGTGGCTACAGCATTAAAATCAATATTATCTCGTGTAAATCGTGTTGTCATCTTTAATCCTCCTCTCCATAAAATGAAGATTTAATAGTTGATGAATTAATTTTACTGGCTTGTGGTTTAACTTGCTTTGCTCCTGTTATCGGTGCCTCAAGAATACCATCTTTTCTCAATTGACGCACATCACCAGTTTCCATACCTGCTGAAGTCTTCTCAAACCCACGTTGCTGCTCAAAATTCTTTTGAACTGCTTCTGGATCAGTATACATTTCGCTAGTAGGTCCAAAGAATTTCTTATTAATTAAATTAATACGTGCTTGTTTACCTTGCATCTTATATCCAGCAATACGTTCAGTTTGACCAAACATAATCTTTTCTACAATAATAGTTGTTGCTTCGAAGAAATAATCACCAAACTGAAAGAAATCACCTTCATGTAAATCTAAATCTTTATCTTTCATATCACGAGGATGTAAAAAAACCGTGACATTCTTAGTTTGTTCATAACCAAAATTTGTTAATTTAACTTCAGCAGGTTGCCATTCGACTAAACAATCAACTTCAATTGGTGGATCAAAAGCTTTTTCCATACTTTCTTCATATAAAGCGTGTGGATTAGATAAGTCTTCTCTAACATGATAATAAAAAATCTTTTGACCAATCACATCTTTAATAATCTCTTTAGTCAAGTCTGAAAATAAATCAGCTTCTTTTTCAGTAAAAAACAGTCTTGCCATTTATTTCACCTTATCCTATCAAAAATGGCCCATTAGGGATGGGTATTTTCTTTAATAAATTTTGTAATTGATCAGCTTGGGTATTTTGATTTTCTAGAATTTTAGCCATGGTCATCTTATCAAGCATTTCTTTTAATTGAGTACGTAATTTCTCTTGATCCTCACGTCCACTAGAAATCATATCTGAACCATTTAACTGCAAATCACCACCAGGTATTGGAATACTAGAAAATTTACTACGTACAACCCCTAACATTTCTTTAGCAATGGCCAAAGTAAATTCTCTAATCCAATGCCGAGCGATAGAATTTAAGCTATTATATTCAAGATTTCCGTACGGTACATTACTGATATTTGAAACGCCGTTAATTTTATCATCAGGTATATCAGGATTAACAGGATTTGACGGAAATGCAAATCTGATAAAAAGACTATACGGATTGTCTTGCGTTGGTTTTGGATATATCCTGATGCTATTCCCGTGTAATTCATAACTATAATTAGAACGTCTAATTCTATTACTAATATCTAACTGTCCAGCACGTAAAACATCTTCAAATACAGGTAAAACATAAAATACAGTTTCAGGAGTAAATGATTCAAATGCAAATTGATTGTTTAAATAATTAATACTACTTGTTGTATCAAAAAAACGATATGCTGCTTGAGGACTGAAATGCATCACTTCATAAATACGCGGTTTCGTTTTTTGTCTAGGTTCTTTATATAAAGCAGCTAAATCAGCATCATATGCAGGATCTGTTGCATCTAATATTATATCTTTATAAAAAACAAACGCCCCATTATAAACCACACCTAAACCTAATTCATTAAAAACACTTAACTCCAATCCATCCTTCTTATATACTAATTCATCTGTAATATTATAATCTTGTCGACCTTTTTCTAATTTAATATATCCAATATAATGGTCAGTACTACCTCCTACACCGCCTTCTGTCGCATACACTTCAGCTTTACGCATGAAAATATCAAAATTTTCCCTAGGCAATTTTCCTTCAACGCTATTAGGACCGACAGCTTGTTGTACTTCAACACCATTAACTGTAATAGTCTTAGTAATACCGCCAACAGGAATACCTAACAAATTATGCATATGACTTTCCAACATATTCTCATTGATAAAACGGGAATATTCTAAAGTTGCTTCTTCAAAAGCTGCCCAGATTTGTTTATTCGTTAATTCCACGCTGATAATATCATCACCTAAGCGTCGACGTACAAAGGTTAACATCTTATCAGCATCAATCTGAAAGTGCATTTCATTATCATAAAAGCCAAATGGCGTCGGACTTGTTGTGCTTGTAAAACTCGCCATAAAAAAAAATCCTCTCTTCGATATTCTATTATTTCTAATTATGAATATCTATCGAGAGGATTTATAAGTATCTAATTATTTTATTCTATTTATCTTATACTAATTGCAATTTACCTTTTAATTGTACGCTCAAAACACCATTAGCTGATTTAATTACAATCTTTGAATGATCTTGTAATTCACCTTCAGGTAATTGTTCTACGACAAATTGATTTTTTCTTTTGTCAATTACAGAAGCACCGACTATAAATTGTTTAGTTGCAACTGTTTTAACTTCCTTTTTAGGTTCCTCAACTTTTGCAACTTCTTCTTTTTTAGTTTCTTTAACTTCCTTTTTAACTTCTTTTTCTTTGACAACCTTGTCTTTTTTAGGTTCTTCAACTTTTACATCTTTAATTTCTTCAGACATTCATATTCTCCTTAACTAAATGTAATAAATTCAATTACAAATTGTACAGTACCTGCGTCAAAAGTTTGGCCATCAGCAACCATTTTTCCATACAATACAACATCTGTATTACCTGTTATTTGAGAACCTGCTAAAGCAGTTAATTTAGTATTGGTGTCATGTGTATCTAAACTATCAGAAATATTTGTATCTGTACTATTACCAAATCCTACATCAAATGTAGTGATAGTATCTGCTGCTGCGCACATTGAATCTGCATCAATAACCATATGTGAATCATCATTATCAGATGTTCCAAATATAACACCGACATCACAAGCATCTGAAATTGTGATTTCTGAAGAAACAACAACGTGATAAGCTGTAATTACAGAATTTGCAGGAATTGTAATTGCGCCTGAAGTGATTGTGTCTGTTTCTGCAGCATCACCTGAACTAGATCTAGATTGTTTAATACCAACAGTACCGCCTGATGAAGCGTCATATTGTTGATATAAACCTTTATTATCATCAATTATAATTTTTACTGGCATTTCTTACCTCTTACTCAAATGTAATAAATTCTACAGTAAATTGCAAAGCACCTGCTGTAAATGCATTACCATCGCTAGTTGCAGTAATATGTAAGTCTGTTTCATCAGCTAAATATGCTTGTCCTGCTATAATTACTAATGCAACTGAACCTCGTAATGCCGTATTTAATTCTGAATTTGTACTTTGACCTTGTTTTCTAGCGACTGTTGCATTTGTTACAATCTCCATATTTGCTGATCCTGCAATATTATCACCACCTGCAGTTGTGCCTGCTTTAATTCCAATAGTATTTGCGCCGGTACCGGTAATATCTGAAGTAACAACTGTATGAATTGCAGTAATTAAAGACTTTGCAGGAATGGTAATTGCACCTGACGCAATTGTAGTACCTGCTGACCAACTTGCATTTACTGTCTTAGATTGTGTTAAACCAACTACACCTTTTCCAGATGTTTGATAGAGACCTTTATTGTCATCAATAATAATTTTTGGCATTTGACTTTCTCCTATGTATACATGATTTTACGCCGCGTGTATATTCCGCTGTCAAATTGGCGTAAGCTTACTTATAAATATGCGTTTTCTTTTTATTATTTATTTTTTTTATACGTTTTCTTCAGATTGTGCAGCTTCTTCAGCTTTTAAATCTTCTTCAGTCATAGTTTGTGGTTGCAATACATCAATTGCTTCTTGTAAAGCATGTGCTTCCTTCAAAGAAAAAGCACCACGTTTTTGTGCTAATTGAACCGCTGCTAATAATAAATTGACACTACCTACTTGTTCTGGAGTTAATTGCATTTTTAATCCTTTTTTTTATAATCTTTTAAAGATAGTTAATATTATATAAAATTAATAACTTTTACATCAAAGGATTAAATTAAAATGAAAAAATTTATCTTTCATCTTTCTCTCTTTCTGATCAGCTTTTGTTCCATAACTTTTGCACAAGAAACTACTATCAATGACCAAAATTCAAACGGACTACCTGATCAACATGAAAGTGCTGTACTCAGAGCTGCTGAACGTATTTGTAATATGCCTGGTATTCAAGAAGTCTTAATGAAACAAATTGATGACTTAAAAAATGAAAAAGCGCAATTGCAAAAACAAATTGATAATTTAAAAGTACAATTCGAAGCAGTTTTAAAAGACCAACAATCTCTCTACGAAAGTAAATTAAAAGATAGTCAAAATGATAAAGAAAAAGTAGTATCTGATAAAGAAAAAGTGCAATTAAATTTAAATGATAAGTCTGAACAATTAATCATGTGTGAAGCTAAATTG